GCCCGGTTTCAGCATTAGCACTACCACCGTATGTGTTAGCCGAGTTTTGTACTCCACCACCAAGTGATGGATCGGCAACAATAGCGCGGTTGTTGAATGCTGTGGGTCCTTGACGACTCCAGTAGTGGTACGCAAGGGTCACCTGACATGTGACAATCTCTCCGTCTGAGCCAACGTTGTACTCAAGGGCACCTACTTCTGTAGGATATATACCCCATAACACGTATTGTGCGTGAGAAGCACCCATCTGGTCGAACAAACTGATCACCATATAAGCGTCATTACTACGAACGATACTACCTGCGGTGGTACGGTCGTCAAACACTGCTGTGTTCCAGTCTTCGAATATCCGACGGATGTTCAACTGTTGGTCTAGTCTAAACGTCACGTTCCATGCATCACTTCCAGGGTACTTAGCGTTACCTGGTAAGTTGAAATCCACCCCGTGGAAGTTGACCGGTACATTGGTCACGCTTCTTGCGGGAAGTGTGGTACTTTCTACCAACAACTTGTTTTCTACGTCATTGATACCTGCTGGTACGTCCTGACCGAAACCGGTGTTGATACTAGTAACACGGAATTGGTGTTGTCTAGCTACTTCTCGGACAATTAGATTGTCGTAAAAGTGTTCAATATCATATTCTGTTATATCTGCCATATCTGTTTTCTCCTAAAATTATTTAGTCTCTAGTCTCCTTATCCGACCAACTCACCAAAGTTTTGATCTGTTCTGGTTGCGTAGAAGTTGACCAAGATGAACTCGGCGAACCTTACTGGTTTGAGGTATATATCAATCACCAGCTCATTGTTATCAATAACAGCAGGTGGGTTGTTTCTGTCGTCACAAACGATCAAGTAGTCATAACAACCTTGTGTGCTCTTGACCCGTTGGAATATGGGTGTGAGAACCGCGATTATGTTCTGACGTGTCGCGAATGTGTTAGGTTCAAATACGAAGTACTTGACTGTCTTACGAACTGCCTTTTCCAAGTAGAGGAACATACGACGTACATTGATTCTGTCGAACGCACTGGGCTTGGCTTGCAGTGTTTTCTGACCAAATATCACGTATCCATCACCTGGGAACCACGCGATTGGATTGACTCCAATTTTGTAGAACTGGTCACGTTGTTTTTGATTTGGTCGTAACGCAATTTCCAATGCATTTGTTATCAAACCTCTGGTGAAACCAGCTGGTGCGAACCATGGTTGATATACTGAGTCGTTTGTAGCAAATGACGCTGCAACAACACCACTAGGCGGAGCCCAGAAGTTTTTGTCTTGAGTTGGGTCATATTGCTTCACCCAGGTACCATAAGTTGCAGCATAGTTTGTGTTCACCACGCTCATCAAATGTTTCATTGGATAAAAGATGTGTTGACTGAAGTTCTTGGTTGTGTCCTTGGAAGCAACACCGTTTCTACCTTGTACAAAGATGTGACGTAATGGGTCAATCAATGTGATGTGGTCTTTTCTACGGTCTTGAGCAAAGACTACCAGTGAATCTACAACTGATTTCCAGTTGTTGACCACTTCTTGACCTGTCCAGGTCTTGCCCCCTTGTAAACCTACCCAATCAGCTGCAGCACCGGTGCTGTCACCAATTGTGTTAGAGAACAATCCAGATGTATCCATCACAGCATCGTCATCGTATGCAACAATGATGTCTGTATTTGATGGATAGTCTAATGTGTCAGCATCACCAACCACAGATTCACCATTTTGTGCAGCGCTCCAATCAGCATATAGTGATACACCATGCTGTGTTTCGTAAGCAGCTATATCACCATAACCCTTTTCGTCCAACCAGTCTTGCAAAGCTTCATACTTTGTTTGCTCTTGCTTGTACTTGACGTATGTTGCGATAGAGGTTAAACCTGCGTCACATGTGATGTCGATGTCCCATTCATCAAGATTGGACAACTTGTCAAAATTACGTTGCATCTTGGCGTTCACACTACCGATGCTCTTTTTGGAGCTGGCGGGAACCTCTTCTTGATAACTACCGGTGGCCCAAACATACTTTTGTGATTCCGGGTGGAACTTGATTGTGGTGTTGGGTACCAATGGATTCTCTGTGTCTGTCAAGAATGTACCGGTGTTTTCCGATATATACTTGTTGGCGAAGATTGTGAGAATGGTGCTGTTAGCATCAACTGTTTCAATGTAGAAGCTCTTGGGCTTACCACCACTGATGTTAGCTGTTTGCTTGTAAGCGTCCATACTTCCGATGTGTCCTTCTTCAAGACTGAAGTCCAACATGGTTGTGTCTGTCGCGTAAATACTTTTCTTGAGCTTGAAAACTCCAAGACCGATAACGTCACGATTCTCATCATTGGCGATATCATAGTTTGGTGTGTTTTCAAACACTTCACTCATGCTTCCTCCAGCACCAGTCACTGTGTGAGCTGTGGTTTTGAAGTTTTGACGTACAACTGGTACATCGAAGTATGTTCCTTGAATACCGAATGTTTTACAACCTTCGATAGCATCAAAGAAGTTAGTGTCTGGATTTGTACCGTCGTTGATGGCGAATTGCATGTTGTCTCCAAATGCTAAGTAATAACCTTCAAAGTATGTGTTGATGGTGGTCTGTGCTTTGTTGACAATGAACATACCAGCGTACTTAGCACGTTTCACGAAAGCGCGGAGCTTGCGTTTACCATTTGCGTCATAATTGTCAGGATCAATACCGGGTACATCAGGATCATAATATGCTGGTAAATCAGAGAACTTACAAGCGTTCTTTTGTTCATCACCTACATTTTCAAAAATTGCATGATTGTAATCAACAGTACCGTCTGAATCTTTCAATGGTACCAAGCAATGCTCTTCAAATGAGATCTCACCATTTTTAACGGCTTGATATTCTTCTGGTAGCAAGTCCATACGGATTGGTGTACCAAACATGAGTGTTGTACTGTCTGATATACTACCAAGCTTGTTACTAGCTTCAGTCGCGCTGATCATTCCGTCACCGTCAGGAGCGGATGGGTCTTGGCCTTGGCCAGTAAGCGCGCTTTTATCTGTTAAATAACTTCCGGACAATGGATCGGCATAATGATCGTCACCACTAACAGGTAAGCAAAGAGCACTGAATAGCTCGTCGGTGAAACCTTCACCTTTTTGGTTACCGTAAGGTAAGCGATTGACCAGCACGTTCGCAGGACTGTTGAAAGTCGATTTTACTGTGTGATAAAAATATCTCTCAGCTGCGTTAGTGGGGGTACCGTATATTGTCTCGAATTCTGAGAAAGAGCTAACGATCAAAGTTTCATCGGTTGGTCCATTCGAAGAG